CAGATGGAGAGAAGAAGCGATGGCTTCAAATATCCTTGGCAGAGACACGCATATTTGAGGTCATTTTTGCCTACCATCAATCAAAGGTCAAATTCCCATCATTCGAAGGCAATATGCAGTCTGTTTGAAGAGGACCCAAACTTTTTTTCAACATGGCACGATTCTTTGACTGCATTTTTTCATTGTGGTTATCGGTTTACTGAAACTGTGACCAAAAGATGGAAAAACAAGGATAGAAAACTGGAATCAAGCACAATGCAAGTCACACTTTTTTTTGATAGGATGGATTCGAAAAATGCGGAGAAATACTGGATTCGCCTGATGAATCAGGGATGCCCTGAACTTTTGGCTGAATTTCAGAAACATTCTCTCGAAGATACTACGATTGGTTGGATTTTCTACTGGTATTTTCATCAAAAGGAATTTCCATCAGGTATGACATTCAATGAAATCATGCTTGAACTTGTTCAGCCCAGAGAAATGTCTTTTCCTTCCCATCAACCTCCAAAAATCTTTTCAGATAATAAAGGTTCAAGAAGAAAAGACTGCTCCCTTTACGTTTCCAATTGGTGTTTATCAGTCAATTCAATTCTTGAAATCTGCTTGATTATGGATTCTCCTCCGGATGTTCCACCTGCTGCAAAAGTTCTTGCAAAATCATTTCGTAGCATCTGTGTTAGGCAAAAAGGGAATGATATAATCTGCGAAAGGTTCTTCGAGATTTTTATTAACCCAACCATTCACAGTTTTTTGGTCAAAAGTATGCTAGCCAGTAGGAAGGCTTACTTTATTCAAAAGCTTGAACCTGAGTATGCTTTGAAAAAGAAAAATCCAGGTTTGCGCAAGTATTTTATTCGATTTACGCAAAAACACTTGCTTCGATTGAAGAATTTGCCATTCTGGAATTTGTTGATTCGAAGAATCATCTTTGACAAATAGAACTTTAATGTTTCGTTTATAACTATATTTTTTTTACTTATTGACATTTAAGAAATGGCAATAAATTGGAAGAACCCCATTATTTTTGGAGTTGTTGTTGGATTAGTATTATGTCTCTTTCTTTTCTTACACGATAAATTATTTCGTAAAAAAGAAGATAAGAATGGATTTAGTGTATATCTAAAATTATTTATGGCTGGATTTTTAGCAAGTGGCTCAATGGCTTGGCTATTTTTTAATCGAGACCTAAAGTTTACTAGTTCTAGTGAAAAAGGGATTGAACACAAAGGAGGTAGTGTTGAGCTAGATGAAGTTAGCCCATCATTAACATCAGATGCAAAAATTCCAACTACATCTGCCGTAGAAAAAGTTAAAGGTCTTAAACGTTGTCATGCAGATGAACCCGATTGGTAATAATTTTTGGTAGAAATATTATTGTTTTTCGTTAGAGGCTGAAAAACAATCCATTAACCCAACCACATTTTTTTATACAATATTTCTGCAATAAATATTTAGAGCTAAAAAAAAATATTATGTATTATTATCTAAATGAATTTAAAATTGAAAAAATTTAATATGAGCTCAATTAAAGATGATAAGGTTGTTATTTTCATCGGAAAACGTGAAACAGGCAAGTCATTTTTAGTGAAAGATTTGTTGTGGCATCATAAAGATTTACCCGTGGGAACAGTAATTAGTGGTACAGAAGGTGCAAATCAATTCTATAGTAAAACAGTTCCCCCAATTTTTATTCATGATGAATATACACCAGGTGTTATAGATAATTTCTGCAAAAGGCAGAAAAAGCTAGTAAATCGTAAGGTTATGGGTGACCCAGAATACCAAGACGTAGACCCAAGGGCGTTTTTGATTTTGGATGATTGTTTATATGATAATTCATGGGTTAAAGACAAAAATGTGCGCTCTCTATTCATGAACGGGAGGCATCTGAAGGCTTTTTTCATCATAACGAGCCAATACTCTTTGGGTATTCCACCAAATCTGCGGACAAATGTTGATTATGTTTTCGTTTTACGTGAACCCTACCACAGCAATCGTAAAAGACTTTTCGAGCATTATTGTGGAATGTTTCCGAGTTATGAATTTTTTTGTAATGTTATGGACCAGTGCACGGAGAATTTTGAGTGTTTAGTCATCAATAATAATGCGAAATCTAACAGATTAGAAGACCAAGTATTTTGGTATAAAGCGGAGCCTCACTGTGACTTTAAATTAGGGGCGGAAATTTTATGGCAACAGTCAAGTCGTATGATTTGCGATAGTGATGATGATGACGATGAAGGAAATGCAAAATTTATGCAGGATTATAATAATTCACATTCCAAGAAGAAAAAATTATCCCAATTCCAGGTGAAAAAAACTTCATAAATATTTTTATCTTTCTTATTTCATGAGAATTAAGAAAGGTGGGAGGGTGGAAGAAAATAGTAATAATGAAAATAACATGAATAATGAAAATTCTAATTTGGGTATTTCATTGCGCAATTTAATTATGAAACAAAAAAGATATTCAGCAAAAGAGCTGAAATTGAAGAATATGATGTGGGGAATGGGTTTAGAACATGAGGTTCAATATTTTTATTTACCAATAAGTGTTGAAACTGATAAAAAATATCCTGCAAGTGAAATTGTATTATTTGAGTCTGAAACTCCTGCAGTTAGTCTTGCAAAAGATTCAAAGATTGTAACTGAATCAGAGAGAGATTTACTTGATGCAATTGATTATGAATTAACTGGTCGTAGATGTATGGGTAAAATAATTCTAAAAAGAATACCGATACGTATGCCAGAATTTATTACAAGAAGCCCTTTTTCTGATATAGATGAACATAAAACAATTGAAAATTATTTTAATCAACTAATGGAAAAAGAAGCTACTTTTGAGAAAATTATGGAGAAAGACCCAAATGTTTATAATTTTATTAAAAATAAATTCAAATTGGTTCAATATCCATTTGGGATGTGCTCCAATATTCGTATTCGTAAAGATTATTTAAGTAATAATTTCGATTTAATTAATGAAATATACCGCGATTACGTTGGAAGTTTTCATTATACTATAACGCTTCCATTTGAGAAAAAAGAATCATATACTGAAAAAGACCAAGAAAAATTCCGGGATATGCACTATAATTTTGGCGCAATGTTCCAATGGATGGAGCCCCTATTATTAGCCGCTTATTTTTCATGTGACCAAGAAGCCATGGGAACGAAGAAGAAGAGGATTCGTGGTAGTTTCCGAGTGGCGAGAGTCGGCTGGGGAAATTTTGCTGGGTCTGATATGAGGAAAAGAACTACTGGAATTGGGCGTTATGCGGATATTTTGCCTTATTGGAGGAAGAATTTTAAATTTGATGAATCAGAAATTGTAGATGAATGCATGCCAAGAAATCCAAAATTAGAAAGAGATGAACCACAATCTGTGTCATCATTTAGTAGTAATATTCGCACATTTGGACCGACTGACCCAAAAAATCCTAGAAATCGAATTTCAGGTGCAAAAATGATGATTCCAAATGGTATGGAAATCCGCATTTTTGACCATTTCCCGACGATTCATTTACTATCTCTGCTACAAATTATTATATTGATTGCGGCAAATAGTGTGACAACGACTGTAAAAGATTTTGTGTATGAAGACAAAGAATGGATAACAACTTTGCAGCAGATAATGCTCCAAGGATGGAAGTATAATGTGAGTGACCTTTTTATACAAAAATTAAAGAATGTGTTAGGGCTGAAAGCTGCAAAGCTCAAGTCAAGCAGGGCATATGATGTACTTTGTGGAATTGTAGATGAGTTGTATAATAAGAATAAAGATAGTGATATTGTTTTTATGATGTATGGTCAATTAAAAAAACCATTTATTCCATCAATTAATAAATATAGCTGGGATTTTGCATTTATGCTGAAACTTTTGAAAGACAAAGATTTATACAAGAAATATTTGATATTTATAGATAAAATAATAGACGAGAAAGATGTGAGTGTTTTTAAGAAAATGGTTGTAGAAGTATTTGGGGATAATTGGAAGAGTAATGCGGATGATATATTGTGGTTTTTTGCTGGGAAGAATTTATTGTCTTTAGAAAAAAATGAGATGAAATTTAAAATAAATAAGAGATTAATGCAAGAATTTATTACGAAAGAAAATATTGCATTGGAGATAAAAATAATTTTATCACAAAAACCAATCTTCGCAATTAACACAAATAAAAACAAAAATAGTTTTTTTTCAAAGGATATAGTTAAAAAACGTTATAAAAATTTATTTAATAGTAGTAGTAATAATAATATTAAATTTTCTTATGTATAATATGAATAATGAAATGTTAAAATGTGGGATAGTTAATGATTGCATAAATGATTCTCTTTTTTACTATACAAAATTACAAAAATATAGTAAAAAAATTATTAAAAATATATTATCATTGCGAAAAATTACTGACAAACAAATAGATGATTTTAAAATTATTTATAAAGAATTTTCTAAACATTTTTTTAGTAAGAAAACGATAAAGTGTATGATAACATTCTGCAAACCAAATCTTATGAATTATACAGAGACAAAGAAAATTATTGATGAATTGAAAATTAAAATAGTAGTCACAAAGAGCAAATTTAAGCTGATAAAGAATAATAAAAATTATGTAATTTTACTGGATACAATTTTTAAAATATTAGAACATTTTTGCAAAAATTATAAAAAATTCTTTGTCAAATTTTGAATATTTATTCATGAATGATTCCGAAAATCGTGCAATAATTTATCATAAACACTCTGATTTAATTCTGGTCTGGTATATGATGGTTGAGATTCTGTAGATGTACGATATGTCATATATGACTGGTCATTATTTAAATAAACATATAAATTATTTAAATAACTATTTGTATTATCGTTCATTATTTTGGTGTATATAACTGATGGTTTTATTAGTAAAAAAAATCAATTTTTTACTAATAATAACAAATGTCACAAAATTATTTTATAAATAATTTTGTTGTTATAGTGCTGGATATTATGAGTAAATTATCATTTTTATTGATGTTATTATTTATGGGTTATATGTCATAATTATCATAATATTACTGGTGACATATAGGTTATGTTTATATAAATTCATTGGATGCATTTTTCATGTTTTTTGGTCATTTTGGGAAAATTCAGCAGGCAGAAATTTTATAAATAAATCCAAAATTCAGGCTGATGAATATTGACAAAACTTATAAATATGTATTAAAAAATCTGAAATATTCCAAAAAATCCAGAAAATGTCTTTTTTTAAATTTCAAAAAATGGTATTTTTTTTACTTTGTTGAAAAAATAATTGGTCAAATTATGATAAAATGTCCAAAAATCACGAAAAAACCTCATGGGTCGAAATTTCGTAAAAAATGCGATTTTACGGGATTTCCGCAAAAAATGCATTTTTTAATTATTTACAATTTTACATCATATTCATTTGATTAATCTAAAATTTATAAAGTACGCGTCAGCAGTATATTACCATAATATTGATAAATGACCATTTTCACAAAAAAATCCGAAAAGAGGTTTGGTCGTAAGGCGGTAAGATAAGGCCAAAAATGCATAAACTTCCCCAAAAATGGGGGGTCCAAAAGTGGCACCGTTTTGGCACCTTTTTCATGAAAAAAAAATGCAAAAAAATCATGAAAAAAATGGGTCTGGTAGTCGTTTTTTACTCACGATGTAGAATGACGTTTTTTATTTACCATAAATGGTAATATTTGGAAAAATTTGCGGGTATAATATACGTGCATATATGGTGGTGATTGTCCGCCATGGGTCAAAAATATTAGCACATGATTTATGTTGATTACTTTTGAAGTTCATGTATAAATATACTAGCATTTATGATATAGAAAAACTATATGTTGATGGAATATGGGTTTTATAAAAAAAGGTTTTTATGCATTATTTTTAGTCATAAAATATTACCACGTTATGGTAATTGAAAAACGACCCTAGAATTCCAGTGCTACCATGAGCAATTACCATTTCAAAAAAAAAATTTGATTTTTTTCTTCGATTTTCAATAGGTTGTTGGTTTTAAAAAAAAAGTTTTTTTTCGAATTTTTGTAGTATAAACTGAACTAAACACTTTTTTATTTTGACCTTTTTTAGTCATCAGTCATCAGTAATTATTTTTTATTTATTATAATATTTTTTAAAAAGAACATAAATACATCAGATAAAAAAATAAAAAAATAAAAATCGAAAATAAAAAATTGAGCATGAAATGATAGAATTTTGTTTAATTTCATTTTCATTATGGTAATTTATGGTAGTAAAAAATGTTCGTATATGAATTTTTTTTGAAGATTTTTTATTACCATATGGTAAATCAGGGCTACTGATAAAATATTTCTTAAAAATATGAAAATGCTGATAAAGTAGGGCTATTGATAAGAAAATGAAAAATAATACCATAAAAAAATGTATAATTTACTATGTTTGGTAGTAATATTACCATTTTTATTTCATTATTTTTTTTACAAAAAAATGGGATGGTGCAACGATTTTTAAAAAAGTCAAAAAAAGTCGAGATGCAGAGCTTATAACTTTTTGGAATGGTCGTTTATTACCATAAAACTCTTAAAAAAGAGTGAAAATTATGGTAATGAAATAAGGTCTGTGGTAAGAGGGGTCTAAAAAGGTCCCAAAGAAGCTGAACACTCGTGGTAACGTATTACCATGACTTTCCCAATTTCTGAACTTTTTTCAAAATGTGACATGGTAGTGTTATGGTAATGGAGCATCATTTTTGAGCAACGATTATGCTTTAGGTTCAAAAAATAGGTTAGCATTTATGGTAATTCGGTTATTAAGTTACTCTTCGGCATGGGGGTATTCCATGGTCGTTATGGTCGTATTCTGGGTATTTGAAAAATATAAATTCCAGATTATTTTTTGGAAGAATATTTATAAAAGAATAATAATTATTTTATGGTATTTGCACTATCATGTAATTTTACAATTAATCACTATTTTTTAGATATGGTTGTCTATACAATAAAATATATACAAAATAAAAAAAGACTCAAATATACGATAATTAATCGCACAAACATTCAAACGATAATATAATTAAATTTTTAAAAATATTCAGAGTTTTAAGATGATAAAAAATATGATTTTTTATCAGTAATTTTCAATAAACCTCTAGGGTCAAAACTTAATATTTTTAAACATTTTTTTAAAAATATTAATTTTTTTTAAGTAAATTTTACTTGCAAAATTTTTTATAGGCACATATTGGAAATAAATTGCTACCTAATCCAAATAAATAAAACAAAAAAATATAAAGAAAAAAAATAACTGTGAAAGAAATAACAAAATGACTTAGGAATCTTAATCTAATTCTTTCAGAAGGATTATTATTTTCTTTTATTTTTCTATCTATTAATTCATTTATAACAAATGCTACTGCTATAATAAATGCTGTCATTAAACCATAAACAATAAATGAAAAAATTGGATGTGAATATTGTAAATTAAATAAAACCATATATTATATCTAGAAAATAGCCGTGCAATAATTCTTCTCCTTAATAAGATACTTCCTGATAAAAAATTGGATAAGGTAAATCTCAGAGAATAAGAATGCAATTATACCATATGCAAGCTTATTATCTGGATTGCAACGAACAGCTAAAACAATTGCAAGAATTACTATAAAAAGAACGAATAAAGTAACAAAAAAACCACCTACACCACGAAAAATAGAAGAATTATCCATAACTCCAAAAGTTTCATACATGGGCACTTTCCCAATTTTTTTGTTGAAAGCACAATTTAGTAAAATCATCTAAATAATATATAGATATTTATTATATGAATAATTCCAATTCTAATTCAAATTCTTCCAATTCTTCTGATTTTTCTAACAAAAGGAAGAACGTTAATAAAAAAATAAGTGATTGTTTGCAAAAATGTGAATTATTCCAGAATAAAAATTCTAGAATATCCAGTGCCAGTCATTCCGCGTATGAAACAGAAGCAAATTATCAAAAATCATTCACTGAAATTGAAAAATTCGCTAAAAAAATAACAGATAAAAAACGTAAGTCAATTGATTGTTGCATATACAATCAAAATAATGACGATGGTTTATTTAGTGCCTGGGTATTTTACAAATATTTGGTTCATACAAAGAACGCCACAGATAAAATTACTTTTGTCCCTCTAAGTCCAGCAAGTGGAAATCGTCCTGATTGGCATTTGGAGAAGAAATTGGATTTTATAAGAGGAAAAAATGTTATTATTTGTGATATTGCCTATAGTCCAGTAAATTTAGAAGTTATTGCTAAAGAGGCTGCATCTATTTTCATGGTAGATGACCACCCACGCACAGAAAAAGAGGCTAAAGAATTAGATAACATTCCTAAATTAAAAGGCAATTGGTTTATTGGTGATGATAAACATAGTGCTGTTGCATATACTTGGAAGTTCTTTTTTCCAAAAGACCCTGTCCCAATAGTGGTTCAATATATTGACAATGATGACCGTAAATTGCACCTCCCATTTTTATTTTATGACCGCGCATTTAAATCATATATAAGCTATCGTATAACTCATAGCCCTTATATCAAAAAATTCACTGATGTAGATGCATTCGCAAGATTGGATAACCAAATTGAGAATATAGATAAGAATTTCATGCTGACTGTCGGGTATTATTATGATGAGTTAGTTAATAATTTGAAGGACCAAATTGCGAAGAATGCAGCTTATAAAAAATTCCAGGGGCATAATGTCACAGTTTTGAATTTTAATGACCCCGCTTTGTATAAAATGGTCGCCCGTCAAATGATAACGAATGCGGAGAAATCGGGAAATAAAGTAGATTTTGCTGTTCTTTGGGGGTGGGAATATACCACGAACGCCTACAAAGTATTTATTTCAGAGAAACACACTGGAAAGCCACCTAGATTTAATTTACCTGCAATTGCACAACGTTTGGGTCAAAAAGGTGGACATCATTTGGGTGGGAAAGGGACCCGATATGTGGGAAATTTCTACTGGAGTCGTAAAAAAGGTCAAGATATATGGGATTTATTTGAATGAAAAATTATATTATTAATTATATTAATAATATGAATTACTCGACTTATGGAATTATTGGATTCGCCCTCTTATTTGGAATGGCATTTTGCATTTTCAGCACTAAAAATGTAGAATCCCAGGAATTTGTTAAAACCTTGGACAAAAAACAACTTGATATTTACAAAACTATTGTTGAATTCCGATTCAATTTATGGCTTCAAGGTTTAGTGCTGGGGCTTATTCTTGCGGCAATAGTGTGCATGTATGTGTCCACATATTTCAACAACTATGGATGTGCCCTTCTTTTTACGGCGGTTCTTTTATTTGTAAATTACATGTTTTACAGCATGTATCCCAAGCCTGCTTGGATGCTTGATTACACTAAAAATCTTAAACAAGTTAAGGAATGGCTTGATGTATACCAATTTATGAAGATCCGCTATCATTGGGGAATTGTAGCTGGAATTGGCGCCTTTTTCTTCTTGAGCTATGCCTATTTTGAATATAAGACGTACTATGGCTAATCTAGTTCTGATTAACACTATTAAGCTGACGTGCAGTGTATTTATCTGCGTAACCCTGTGTTTGCTCCCATGCACTATCTTCGTTAAACATTGAGCCAAAGATGGAGAGCAATGGCGTCGGAAGGTTCTGTTCTTGCTCGAATGACTGGGGTACGTATTTGAATTCGACGACAGGGGGCGGGCATTGCTGGTTAGATTGGACATATCCGACGACTACTAAACATATGCCGATTAATAGGAAAAGTATAACAATAGACCTCATATTCTGTTATATATTATATTACCAAATTTTTTATTTGAAATTATTATAATTTCAAAAATTAATACATTATCTTCAAGAGGAGGGGGTTATGGGGGAACCTAGGTTCTCCCAGCTAAAATATGTTCTTCATAATGCTCTTCAAAATTCCCTCTTTCTCCGCTGGTGTAGGCTCCTCCTTTGCAGCCCCTGCCTCAAAATTCTTTCCATCCGCCGCTGCTGACTTTCTAGCCATCCATGGGTCAGCATGTTGTGCATCATTGAGCCCCGCCATTAATGAGCCGGGCTCAGGAGCTGGTGCTTCTCCTGCAGCTCCAGCACTAGCCGCCTCAAAAAGACGGTCCTTCTCATCAACAATATCGCGCAACTCACGGATTTTCTCTTCTGCCTCCTTCTCATCCTCATCCGTCTTCTGTTGGTAAAATTTGCGCTTCTGGTTCTCCTCTCTAGCCTTCTTTTTGCGGTCTTCAGTTTCTGCTGCATAAATCTCATCTCTATGCGAGCGATTCTCCTGATACTTCTTCATAAGAGTATTTAGCTGCTCATTTGCATACTCTTGCTCTCCAATATTGTCGGGGTTGGGGTCCCATGGGAGCCAATAGCCGACTTGACCTACAAAAACATGAAAATTAGGGTCTCTTCTCTGAAGAACTTTAGCCCTAACTTCGGCTTCTCTACGTGATTCATAAACACCACGAATTTTTAGTCCACGAATAGATGTCTGGAAATCATTTTCATCATTGTATTTTTTAGTGAGTTCTTCTTCATGAGCATACAAAAAATCCTCAAACTTTTCATAAACATTTAGAGTATCAACAAACTCAGGAGTCAGCTTCTCTGGGTCCAATTTAGAAGGGTCATTATCACGTTTTAAATCTTTAAGAAATGATTTAGCAAATTCTTTAACCAACAATGCTTCTCTTCTCTTAATTATTTTTTCCGGTGAAATAAAAGATAAACAAACAAAATTCTGACCCGGAACAGGTTGGTCTACCTCCAAAAAATCTTCAACAACTTCTCTGGAACTCATTTTAAAAATATATATATTGTTTTTTTTAAATTCAAACGAAAACATTTAGAATAAAACTTTTTCAAAAATTCTTTTTTCTTGCATAAAATATATATAATGGCTGATAATCAATATCGTAAAGAAGGTTTTCAAATTGGAACTGTTATTTATAAAATAGTATCATTTCTTATACAAGGTTTTGCTGTTGGTTTAGCTGCCTTTTTAATTGCACGAACTAAGAATATGAATGTTTCTTGGGATTATGTCGTCCTAATTGGCTTCACTGCTGCTGCAGTAATGGCTATTTTAGGATTGTATGCTCCCCAGGTTAATAACTCCCTCAAATTTGGTCTTGGTGCTGGTCTTGGTGCTAACCTTGTTGGCTTCCCTGCTGGTCCCAATTTTTAAATAATTCATTCTAACAACTTTGTAGGTTTTTAGAATCTATGCAAATACATGTGCATAAATAAATAAGTTTCTATTACAACATTTATAACTTATACAATTGTTGTAATTTATCTTTGGTTTCGGAATTATAAATATGATAAATGGTATGCAATATTTTTATTGACTTTTTCCTCTATGCAATTTTGGGAATTCAGTCTTAAAGACTTTGTCTTTAAGACTCAAAAGATAAAAAGACTATAGTCTTTTTATCTGTTCCTACTCTGGATGTATAAAGAAACAAAATATGATTATCCGATTTCTGGAATAATTATTCCAATTACGCTATGTTTAGAATTGCTTGTGCCATTTTTAGGTAAATTATGGTATAGAAAAACACTTTGTGTTTTTCTCTAAGGTTTTATTTCACAAAGTGAAATAAAACTTTCGAAAATAAATATAATTGGAATATTGGTGTGAAATTATTAAATGAACTTAAAACATCATTTTTCCCATACATTCTATTTGGTTATGTTATTGCACTTGCCGTATCATTGTCTAAAAAGAAGAAAGAATATACAAGTCTTACACATCAAGGAAGCCTAAATTGGAATAATACTTTTGAGACAACAAAATCGACTTATATTCATGGTATTATTTTTGCGTTTTTAATGGCTTACACTAGAGATGAAGAACATAAATGTTCTTCATCTTTACCCATTCAAAGATTCATCAATATATATACCAATTTTCATATTTGCATCATCATTGATTGCACTTGCAGTATCGGATAGTTTTAGCTCATATTGGTGTTTAATTGCTAATTTTGTCACATTCTTCTTCCTAATGTACCCATATTTACCTTAAAAAAATTGATGCAAAAAAAATAAAAATTACTTCAATTTACCAAAATTCAAGGAATTTAGCATATACAGATGCCGAAACATTTTCAAAATTTTATTGCATTTAACATTGCAACTATTACCAATCTCGGATACTCTCCAGAAAGGAATATCTATTCTTTCGGATATCCGCGTAGAATATTGGGGGTAACACCGAGCTTTCATCGCTTAGTCATTCTCCGTTCAACAATGTCCAGACTGGAATTTGAAGAATACCTCAAAACAAACTATGAATATTGGTATTCTTCTTACTACAAGTATCTTGACACCAAGTTAATTGAATACCTGATAGACCCTGCGCGGATGCAAGAAGTTCTCCGAATTCAAGAATTGTATGCCAATCAAGATGTTCCGTTCGAAATCAAGTTTTTTGAGATTTATCGGTTTCTCATAACCGATTTGAATTGCACAACTCCCGAGCAAGAAATGCTTGTTTTCATGCAAGTTCTTTCCTCGAAATGTTTTTATTTTACAAGGAAAAGTTTAGGAAGAAAGTGGAAACGAAGCATCAGAAAAACCGAGTTTCTGTATGACTTACTTAGAAGATGCAGAGATGATATCCAAATTCAATCCTACATTTTTAAGATGATGGTTGAGCTTGTTAATACTCACCAAAATCTGATTCAAGAAATCCAGAGATTCGATGCAAATACATTGAGGATGTGGGATGCGATATACGTTGGTTTTGAACTGATGTCAAAGCTTTTTTCAATGGGCAACATTCCGGATGAAATTGTTTGCAAGAATGTTCAACATCAATTGTGTGATTCTGCATTAATTCTTTGTTATTTGGTTTCACCAGATAATCTGCTGGGATACAAGGTGTTTCGAAAGTTTTACCCAATTCAGACGATGCACCCAAAATTTCGGAGCTTTTTGCTTGGAAAGGGAAAATTTCTCTTTTTTCTGGTTTGGCGGTTGTTTCACCCGAATATCCAGAATAATCTACGTAGAATTCCAAACTCATTCGTTGCAAAATTGATGATGCCAATTGTTTTTTTACCAGAATTTGAATGTTCCTCTCGCACTGTCAAAAGTTTTTTCAGTATTCAGTAGGATGAATTATATTATAAATATCTAATATATTAATTAATGGATAAAGATGAATATGATGAAATAGATGATAAACCAAAAATAACAATGAATGAAAAATCAAAAAAAATAATCGCTCCATTTTCAAATTTTTTAAAAACATTTAGTATTGTAATTATTCTTTTCTTAATAATGTCGCATATTTCTAATAAATATATCCCGGGGCTTTTTATGAATTATATTCCAATGTTTATTCCAGTGGGTAAATTATTTTGCCGTAATTTAAAATTTGTAAGTATTTTCCATTCACCACTTGAAGAATATAAAAATGATACTTCTAATAAATTTTTTGAGAAAGAAACAATTGTTGCAAATGAATCAAATAAAACAGAAGCAACCTATTATAAATTACTATCATTTGGTAGTTCATTAATTAATACGTTAAAAGGTGGTTTTATGAATTTAGAACTAAGTCCAGATTTATACAAAAATATTCCCGAATGTAAAGTTTATTTGCTAGAGGAAAATAATTTATATTGGTATCAGAAAATAGTTGTTTGTATTTTTGGAGCAATACAAATGTTTATTGGACCAATTCTATCATTTTTTGGCGCATTTGCATATTTATTTTCAGGGAAGGTCGGATATTTCTTAAACGCAGTGAAAATGAAACAAAAAGCTAAGAATGAACAAGATGAAGAATTATTTATCGGTATGAATAATCAAATTAAAAAAGAAAACCCATATGAATTACTTTTCAAAAATAGTAGTTCAAAATTTAATACATTTTTTAATTACCTAAATTTCATTCCTGTTGATAAATTATCATATGGTGCCTCTTATTTTTTACAAAAAAATCCAGCACCCCATAAAGCATGGTATTTTTTTCTTATTCTATTTATTATAATAACATATACACAATTTAAAAACTCAGAAAGTGTTGGATGGCTAGTTCCAATATTAATTGGGATTTTTATATTTTATACAAAATATAATCCAGAACCATTTGCAGATTTCAAAGCTTTCCAAAATATTAATTTTGATGGGAAAGAAAATCCAGAACCGATTAATTTAAATATGTATGCGGATAAAAGAGATGAATTAAAAAAAGATGTTTTGCAAAAAATGGAAGAGTATGTAAAAGAAGTAAATAAAAAAAGAAGTAATTTAGGTCAGAAATAAAATATAATAATAATATATAATGGCTAGTGTAGTTGAATTACAAAAATTACTTGATAAACTTATTCATAAAAGTTTTGATTCATTTGTAATCTATAAAAAATCTGCAAAAACTTTTGATGATTCGAAAAAATTAATGGAAAAAGATTTAGATATTGATGAAATTTTAAGAAAAATTGAGTATTATAAAGAAAAACAAAAACAATTAGAAAAAGTTAATATGTCTGCTAGCAATAAAGTATCAGCTTATAATAAATTAAGAGAACAACAGAAAAAATATGCAACATTACTAAAACATGTAAAAGAAAACAATAGTGATAAATGGTTAGTTGACCTTGAAAAAACTTTTTTAAAAGGTAAAGAAATATTTAGAGAAAATAAATTAGTATTACTAGCAAGGATAAATAAATTATTGATGAGCTTGAAGAAAAAAATGGGTGTTGCGAAATATAAGGAATTTATCAGAAAATTATATTTAAATAAACTAACAGATAAAACAAATACATATACTTATACAGTAAAAACAATCATGAAACATTTAGCATCTGGACTCATTAGTGAGATAGCATCTAAAAAATCTAAACATTTGAATGAAATAAAATCTAGGAAGGATGTTAAAAATCGTAAAATTCAAATGGAAGTTGAAATTGAAATGATAAAACTGAAAGATATTGTAGAAAAATTTGGCAAATATGAAGAAATATTTATTGATAGGATAAAGAAAATTATTGATAAAAAAGATGATGATATGTTAAAACAAAGACTTTTTCAGATTGTAACTGTTAATAAGAAAAACAAAAATGGAAAAATTGTAAAAAAAAAAATAGTAGAAGTTAAACCAGCTGAATTTAAAAAATTTTTTAGTTCTAAAAATCAATATCCAGCATATCAAAAAGAAATTGATAAATATAATTTAATATTAGCTAAATTATTTGAAAAAGATAAATCTATTAGAAATAGAATTACAAAATTGAAAGGAATGATTTAATTAAGGTAAAAGCTTATCAAAAAAATAGTATTTTTAAATAATTCTGATTTTTATTATGAATCTATAAAATTTTTATTAATTTTATAGATTTGAGGATAAAATAAAATATAAATATATATTATAGAATGGTAACAAAAATTGATGATAATATGAATAAAAAATTAGAAGAACAATTAATCGAACAAATTAATTTAGGATTTGAATTATTGAAAGATTATAAAGAAGTAGCAAAAGGTTTTGTAGAACATCAGAATAAGGCAATTAATGATACTGGAATTAAATTTAAAAATACAAATTCATTAACATCTAAAAAAGAACAATTACAAGAAATGTTAGAAAAATTACAAACATCACACACTCAGTCTACAAATAAAGATGCTACAAAATTATTTTATAATCATTATATGGATTTAAGAAAGAAAATTAAAAAAATTATTGATTTAGAAAATGAATTTATTAATTATAAAAGAGAAAAACGAATAGAGAAAAAAAAAATATTAGAAAATATTGATATATTAAAGGCACAATTAGAAACAATATTAGGTAAAAAAAAATACAGAGAATTATTGGAAAGAATAAATAAAGAAAAATATGAAATTGAGGGAAAAGTATATTATTTAAAACATATATTAGGTCATTTAAGAGCAGGACAAAATAGTAATTCTGTTAATAAAATTAAAAATTTAAAGTATTTAAGAATACCAGAACTTTTACAAAGAGAAAAAATTATGGTTCAAGGAATAAAAGAAATTAGGTCTGCAAGATTTGCAGCATATAAAGAAAAGAAAAAAGAAAAACAGAAAGAATTTTTTGATAAATCTAAGAAAAAATTAGAAGAAATTATTTTAAAAATTAATAAAATATATGAAAAGAAATTAGTAGGAGCTAATGTTCCAACAAATATAGCCAATACGATAAAAATTCTTAAAAAACAAACATTGCTTGAAAAAGATAAATTAAAATTTGATAAACTTATAAAACAATATAATTCTTTAGTATCAAAATTAAAAAAATTAAAAGCGTCTTCATAATCTCTTCAAAAAATCACTACACATTCCTTCACTAATATCTAAAAATTTTGAATAATTATTAATCAAATCTAACATAAAAATCTTAATTATATCTGGTGTTTTATTTATTTTCTCTCTATAACCAGCGATTTGCTCCAATGTTTTCAAAATGTATTCTTTAACACTCGGAATTTTTAATTTTTTCGCAAAATAACAATTTGAAAAATTTGCATATTCACGTTTATATTCATCCATCCATTCATTTGGTATCATCTCCATTTTTTTTACTTTTTCAGCTACATTTTTCTTTATTTTTTCCAATTTGGAAAAATAAATATAACAATCTTTCGTATTTTTTGAATTTATGGGATTCATATTCTATTATAATAATATTTTATTTTGCAAATTCAACACTAACTTTTGTAAAAAAATCATAATAAGTAGTTTTAATACGACATTTATTTGTAACTCCTATATGATAAATAACTAATTCTTTTTGTTTTTTATTTACAAAATCATCATTAAAAGAATAGTCTGAAATATATTTACCATTTAATTTTGGTAAATTTTGTATTTCAATTTCTGATGAATCTAAATAAGTTCGAAAATTAGTTTTAGGATTAACATTTGTAGTAGTACTAGTCCACGATTCAGTTAAAACAACTTGCCCCTGACTATTATTAAATACATTCGTTCCAGAAAAAAAATTATCTGGTATTAAAATACTTGAATAAGTTTTTGATTCATCCCTATTATAAATTATAACCATTATTCTAATATTCCAATTTTGTATTTTTCCATGAATTGGAACGCATCCTCTTGATGACCTACATTTTTAAACATTTCGGTTGCATCTTTACCAACACCATACATTATTACGTCACCACCTGGATGAATACTTATCCAATCCGTCACATCATAAACATTCCCAAATAACGCTATCCATGCATCGCCTTTCTTCCCATGTTTCGCAACTTCCTTCAATTTTATTTTCCTCTCGTAACTGGGAATCGCTGGCAGCCCATTTTTGTCACAGAATGAAAGAAAGGTCTTTGTGTTTTCAAGGGCTCCATTTACCCAGCCCTGATTCAGAGAAAAAGCTTCTCCAATAATATACCATCTTTTGGTAGACAAAGGCTGAAATGATTTGTATTGGGCTTGTTCTGGAATAACACCAGACCTAAAATAATGTGTCGCCGGATTCCAGTAATTCTGTCGTATCCACTCTGGCTTTTTTACTCCATTTGGAAAATGGGGCTCCAAACATTCTCGCAGTGTTTTCCAAAGTGTCCCATTTTGCTCTTGTTCAATCCAGAATTTTGCATCTTCCCCAGTTGAATAAGATATCATAATAATATCTTCATTAATTGGAACAATTTGACAAATTGGGTTTTTACTATGGATAGCTTTTTGAGGGAATCCATGGTTTGGTATTTTGGCGTACATTCTGTTCAAAGTAATCCAACCAACTGTCCCTATCAAAGGTGTCAATTCTTCTGTCCCTTGAATTTTTGATATATAATGAGGCGGGCAAGCAAATATAATATGGTCCGCTGTAAAGTGGGTATTGTCCGAAGTATAAATATTATTTGGGTCAGCTATTTTTACGACTTTTTTGCCGAAATGAAAATGGTAATTTTTATTTTCTTTCACCGAATTATAAACTGCATCTGGTACTATAGAATAACCGTCTGGAAAGTAATAATATTCATCTGCGTCATAATTAGAAAGCATTACTTTAGAAAGATGATAACATTGGGTGTTCTCCCATTCTTCATCATAACCAAACCATAATTTTAGAGTGGCGTACTCTTCTTTCTTAAAAAATAATTTAGCAACTGATGAAAATGAATAATCTGCGTATTTTTTATGAGATGTTTTGCGTAAAAAAGTCGCCCATTTTTCGCGCAATTGTTTGGATAATATTACCGATTTTGTAGAAGCCAATTTAGCATAGTTTGTAATCCCTAATTCTCCCAATAATTGTAGGAGGTGCTTGTGATTTTTATTGAATCTGAGGGCGCCACTGTCTATAATATCATCTCCTATTTTAACAGAGTGTATCCTACCTCCACAATAAGGTCGTTTCTCCAATATAAGGATTTTTGCAGTTGATTTTATTTTTTGCAACTCATAAAGGTAGAATAAAGAGGAAATACCACAGCCAATAATTATAATATCATACTTCATATTATAATTTAGGAAAAAATTGTGTCATTTATAAAAAATCGCCCATTTTTTTTAGATAATTCTGTGCCTTTCTCTATTATTTCAGTCAAATTTTTGGATGAATATTCCGTTTTTAGTGATAAAGGATATTTGCTTAAAAATTGAACAATTGAATAGAATTCATTGTTCTTAAAAATATAGTAAAAATTTTCTCTGAATGCACCATTAAAAAGATTTTCTTCTGTATCTTGACGCATTATGTTCATATATAAAATATAGATAAAAATATTTTATTTCTGATTATATATAATGGTTCAATATTGTAATTGTTGTGAAAATATTACGCAATGTAATCTAAATGCTCATCAAAGGGAGTTTTACAAAGTGCATGACATTATACAGGTTCCAATCATGACAAATTATTTTAATAATCCAATTAAAAAGATAAGTCCAGATGAAATCCCCGTTTATGAAATCAAATATGTAGTATTGCGTCAGGAATTTCAGGGTGTCCCATATCTTCTTCTTAAACAGAGGGATAAAATTTAATCTTCTAATATAATATTATGGTTCAATACACAAATTTGGCGGAAACAACTACGCGATGCTTGGGATATACCCCCCAGCGGTGCTGGGCAATAACCCAATTAAATGTAGAAGCCGCTTGGAAAGAATATTACACAAAATACGATTTATTGGAATACCGCCTTTTTGCAACCGGTGCAAATTGGTTTAACACAATTGATAAAATACCAAAAGATAAAATACCTATTTATGAAGAATTCTTCAATATATACCCAAGGGAATTCTATGGGGTTCCGTATCTAATTCTTCAAGCAAAACCTGGAGTTACTCCACCACCTTCTCTATTATCTCTGAAAAAATAATCTTATAAATATAATGGTTCATTATAAAAACGGAGTTTTTACACCTTTGCACACAATGCTGGAAACTTAAGATTTTATAATATTATTGTAATGAATGTTGAATATAATAAAAAGAAAAAGATTAAGACCATATGCAAAATGGTATTTTAGTAAAAAATAGTTTTACAACTCTTTATATTTTGAAAAATAAAATAACTAGTTTAAAAATGAGTAAATATTTATTTTATTAAAATTAAAATATTATGTTTTAATGTCTATCCAAAGATAATATTTTAATACTCTTTAACTTTTTTGTTATTTAGTGCGTTTTTATACAATAATTAATATATTTATATAGAAAAATAAATATTTTATTATAAAACTTAATTAAAATAGCATAATATTAAAAATATTTTTAATATTATAAAACCTTAAATTTCCAGCATTGTCGTTAAAACCTTAAAAACATCACATATAAATTCTTTATCTATTACTGGAAATTGTATATTATTTTCATATTGATGTATGTAATAAAGTTTAATAAACTGATATGCATGAATGACAATTTTATTTGTTCTATTTACTAAATCATTTATGATAGGTAAAATCGTTTTGTCTTTCATCATATTGTTAATATTATCCTTGTTTGTTTTCTATAATCAAAATTTTCGTCATCATTTTTCTTTTCCTTAACTTTCGGTTTTGCTCTTTTCATTTCTAAATATTACCTAAATGTTTTATTTTTAAATAGTTTTACGCACTAATATATATAAATTGATTTAAAAATTTGTTATAATATTTATATAATAATGCAAAATGTGTAATTCAAAACGATTATGTGAAAATGAAGAATGTAAAATCTGCTTTGAAAAGTCATTTAAATCACACGAAAAATCAGAGTTTTGGAGTGAGAAAAACGGCGATGTTAAACCAAGACAAGTGTTTAAAGGAACACGCCACAAATATTGGTTTGATTGCAATACTTGTGATCATCAATTTGAAAGTGGTTTATCCAATATTACTTCACTAAAACCAACTTGGTGTCCTTATTGTGCTAATCAAAAATTATGCGAGAAAGAAGATTGTCAAAGTTGTTTTGAAAACTCATTTGCTTCACACGAAAAATCAAAATATTTGAGTGAGAAAAACTGTGATGTAAAACTAAGACAAGTGTTTAAACAAAGTAATAAAAAATATTGGTTTGATTGTGAATGTGGGCATCAATTTCAAAGTGTTTTATCCAATATTACTTCACTACAACATTCTTGGTGTTCTTATTGTTCTAATAAAAAATTATGCGAAAAAAAAGATTGTCCAAGTTGTTTTGAAAACTCATTTGCTTCACACGAAAAAGCAAAATATTGGAGCGAGAAAAATGGTGATGTAAAATCAATACAAGTATTTAAATCGGCAAATATAAAATATTGGTTTGATTGCGATACGTGTGGTCATCAATTTGATAGTGCTTTATCCAATATTACTTCATTAAAATCTAGTTGGTGTCCTTATTGTTCTAATAAAAAATTATGCGAAAAAGAAGATTGTCCAAGTTGTTTTGAAAACTCATTTGCTTCACACGAAAAAGCAAAATATTGGAGCGAGAAAAATGGTGATGTAAAACCAAAACAAGTATTTAAATCTTCCATAAATAAATATTGGTTTAATTGTGATTGTGGTCATCAATTTTATAGTACTTTAAACCACATTACTTCACTAAACCCTTCTTGGTGTCCTTATTGTTCTAATCCATCTAAACAATTATGTGAAAATGAAGAATGTCAAACCTGCTTTAAAAAATCATTTGCTTCACATGAAAAATCAAAATATTTGAGTGAGAAAAATGGTGATGTAAAACCAAAACATGTTTTTAAGAATTCATCAAATAAATATTGGTTTAATAGTGATTGTGGACATGAATTTAAAAGTGCTTTATGTGAAGTTACTGGACAACACAATTGTTGGTGTCCAATTTGTGTAAATAAATCCGAAAAAAAATTATATGAACAACTATTACAAACCTATCCAAATATTGTTTCACAATTTCGTGCTGATTGGTGTAAAAATATTATATCAAAAAGAAATCTTCCATTTGATTTCGTATTAGAAGAACAAAAAGTTATTATTGAATTAGATGGAAATCAACATTTTGTGCAAGTCATGAATTGGAAAACACCGGAACAACAATTTAAAAATGACCAATACAAAGAAAAATGTGCGAATGATAATGGTTATTCTGTAATAAGAATTATTCAAGAAGATGTATGGAATGATACGTATGATTGGTTAAATGAATTAAATAAAAATATTTGTAAAATTACAAGTGAAAACATAATACAAAATATTTATATGTGCAAGAACAATGAATATAATAACTTTAATTAGTAGTATCTTCATTTTCAGTATGTGCTTTTAGTTTTGCTTTTCTGTTTAAATATGCTTGATGACGCAATTCTTTTATTTTTTCAGGATTAGTTTCTTTTATTTTTCCCATATAATTTTTTGCTTTTTCTTTTACAATATCACTATTTTTTTCATAATATTTTATATTTCGTGCAGGATTTGTGTATGATTTTAATTTTTCTTCTAATTCGTTATTTTTATTATTGAGTTCTTCTATGTCTATTTTTAATTTATTTATTTATTCATTCATTATTTATATAATAATATTATAACATAGTTTTAAATATTTATGCTATAATAATAAGTATGAATACGAAACATATCACAAATAGAAGTATGTGAAATATTCAAATGCTCACCAAGAAGTTTAATGAGATGGATTGATATGTATAAAAAAGATGGTGAAATTAAAAGACACAATAAAACACCAGTTGCTTATAAAGTTCATAAAGAACATGAAATTTTTTATTAGATGAAATACATAAAAATAAAACCATTACCATAAGCGAGTTAATGATAAAATTAAAGGACAAATTTAATGTTGAATTAAGTAGATTTCATATCAATCGCATAATAAATTACAATAATATTACTTTTTCTCATCAATACTGATAGATCAATTGTTGAGCTAAATTGCACATGTGAAAAAGAGGCGAATGGATACTACAATGGATTCCTATATGGTCCACATTTTGGCGGTTTACCAGTTGATTTTAGCTTTCCACGTTCAGAAGTTCATTTTTGGCAAAGAGAATTGATTACTGGTGATCCAAAATGCTATCATGCAAATATTGATTCCATTGTTGTGTTGCAAATAACGGGGGGGGGGTGGGAAGCGCGCTTCCCCCCTTACAACCCCATGCTCCTGTAAAAAAACAGTTGCCCCGCAATTGCCGAATTATGCAAAATTACTGATAAATTTATGATGGAATAAAGATATTTATTAAATAATTTTGCCATATTGAGGCGAGGAAGAGGGGAAAAGAATTTCCCAATAATCATTTCCAAATAATTTCCAAAATTGGCAACCTTAGGCTGCGACTCTATTGCCCCCGCAATTGCCGCATTGGGGCAAAAATACTCATAAAATACTGATAGAATAAAATTATTTAATAAATAATTTTGCTATAATGCGGCGATTATTCGGGGAATTTTTATTACATACAAATTCCCAATAATTGCCAATATTGGCAATTTTCTGAATAAGCATTGGGGACTGCAATAGCATGGGGGGTAAGGGGGGAAGCGAGCTTCCCCCCTAAATGGTCCGCAAAAACTCCCAGCCCAATTTCTCGCAAATTTCCTTCCAAACTACGTCGTGTGAAACAATCTTATCACGACTCTTCAACAAAGGAAATAAAACCTTGTATTCATCTCTATCCAATAATTCCACGAATTTGTATAGAACATAATTGTAATTCAAAAAGTTCTTTTTCGGTTTCTTCGGAATCTCACCCCACGCACTATTTACTGCTGAAAACATAATACGGATTTTATCCTCTATGTCCTTCGTTATAATTGGCGGTGGTAATCCATTCAAACGGTTGATAATATGCGCGATGTGCTCATAATATTTATTCAAATTCAATTTACGCAAATAATACCGAATTTTCTTGTTCGTCAATTCCGTCAAATCTTTGATACGCTCTTTCCGGATTTCTTCCCTAACAGCATCCAAAACCTCATCTGGAATATCCGTGGATTCCTTCGCCTGAATTTGATTTAGAATTTCATTCAAATGATTTGTGCGTTTATATGCAAAATAGGTAGCCTCAGGCGGAGGGTCTTTGTAATTGGGCTTATCAGATTCGATGATAACGTATTCCATATGCCCACATTTTAGACAACTCATAAATCCTTCTATGTGATTCACAATTAGCTCATAATCTTTATTATAGGTGATTTTACACTTCTTGCAAAAATCTATTTTATTATGGACTTTCCCACGAATCCCATATGATTTATCTATTTTAGAGAGATATGCATCCAATTTAGAAGCTCTATCAATATTAGTGCCCATTTGTACAAAATCATTCATTTTTAAAACTCTTTTTCCTTCATTATTTTCTTCTATTTCATCTTGTTTAGAAGGAATTCCAAAAAATGCTCCAATTTTAGGCTCATTTTCTCCAATTGCAACTTTCTTTTTTTCTTTTTTCTCTTTCTTTTTAGAAGGTTGTGAATCATCTTCTTGTTTTGCTACATCATCCATTTCATTATAGTATTCATATAGAATATTCCCAGTTTTTATAAAATAGTCAGTCTCTTTAGATTGCAACTCAATATTCTTTATTTTTTCTTTTAATTCATCGATATTGTTTTGAACAAAAAAATAATCTGTTAAATCTTCTGGATTTAATGTAATACTATCATTTTTTTGTATTTTTTCCAATTTTTCTTCTTCTGATTTTAACTCAAGATAATATTTTTTTAAATTTTTCTGTTCTTCCTTGAAATTTTTAATAATTTCATTATGTTTAGCATCTAGAGTAATCCTGGAATCACATTGGATGATTTTCTTATTTTTTTGTTTAAACATATTAGTTTATATTCACTTTTTTTTAAGTTATTTTTATTAAATGAATGCCTTGGAATTGCAGAAAATGATATTTATTTACAATGCATTAAAAACTGGCTGGAGTGTGAAAATGTTGACAGAAGAAAAATTTGAATTCAAGAAATCTTTGGAAAAGGCGAATTATACGAAGGAAGTATTCTTAGATGACTATTTGAAAAAATTTATTGAATCAAATTTAGAGATTGAGAACTTAAATATAAAATGATATAACATATAATACAACATGAGCCAAAAAATATTTTTATATAGCAGTAATCTTGCAGCATTTATAGGCAAAAATCCTCATATTCCAGCGAGTCGAATATTCAATTCTTTGTATGAAAAATACTACAAAATCGGGAAAACTGTGGGAGATAGTGAAAAGATACAGAAAATTGGGGAGAAAATAGAGAATAAGAAATTATTGAACCAGATAGACACAATTTGCAATAATAACAAATCTCCTGAAATGATGCAAAAAGACCGCGAAGTTTTAATTAAATCTCTGGAAACTTCAAGTTCACTTGCAGAAGAAGATAAAAAAGAGGTTCGCAAAATAGTGGAAGGGTATACGAACAAGAAGTTTGGGACAATCAGGGAAGTAAATGCACTAGATTTCTACAGAGAGAAATACGATGTAGAAGTAATTACAAAAATAGACCAACGTAGTAAGAAAATTCTTACAATAGATGGAACAGAATTGTGGGTGATTAGTAAATTGGATGGGATGAAAATGGATGGGACTGTGATTGAAATAAAGAATAGAATTTACAAATTATTTGATGAAGTTCGGGAGTATGAGTGGTTGCAAGTGCAGGCATATTTGCATGTATATGGGTTACCAAAGGCGGAATTGGTGGAATTTTTACAAAATAGTGGGGGGACAATGAAAATAAATGAGGTGGAAAAAGATGATACCTATTGGAATGAGATTTTGCTGAAAATATTAGATGATTATTTCCGCGTTTTTTTGAAAATTATTA